ATCCTTCAGAATATGAGGGCGGGGATTTAGAATTATTTTTATTTAAAAATCCAGAAAAAATAGAAATGAAAAAAAATGATATTGTGTTTTTTCCATCTTCTATTCCACATAGGGTAACTCCTGTAATAAAAGGAAAAAGAATTTCATTAGTAGGATGGGTTGTAGGACCTAATTTCGTATGACAACATTAAGAGAAGCAATTAAAGAAAAGCACGATATTGCGGAGAAGACTGCATTTGCAAACCATCTTTTTTCTGGTACTATAAAAGAAGATACATATGCAAGTTTTCTCTACAATCTATACCTTATTTACAATGAATTAGAAAATCACTGTAAAAAACATAACTTGCTTGAAGGTATAGAAGATATTTGTCGAAGCGTTAGTATTAAAAATGACTTGGATGAATTACCTTTTGGTACCCGTTATCTGTCCCCAATTACAAAAAAATATATAAATTATATTTTAGATATTTCCTACTACAATTCTAAAATGTTACTTGCCCATGTTTATGTAAGGCATTTTGGAGATATGTTCGGGGGGCAGATAATAAAAAAAGCTGTACCGGGTTCTGGTACAATGTATGATTTTAAAAATAAAAGTGATCTAATTGCAAAAACTAGAGCCAAGCTTGACATGTCTTTAGCGGAAGAAGCTAATGTTGCAATGCAATATGCAATAGATCTTTTTGAAGACATGGCCAATGAGTTTAATATTCGAAAAACTGATTCAGCACACTGAAGACTTTAAAGATATTTTAAAGTCAAGAGCTTTCAAGTCTGAAGAAACTCATCCCTTTGACTGGGAAAATTTAATATACGAAAGTGGTATTATCAGACGAGCGCATCTGGATGTGGTTGACGCCAGGAATACAAAAAAGCTTTACATGATGCACCTTTGTATATTTCCTAAAGTCTGGGATTCAGCGCCCATTTACGGTTTCGATTTAATTTCCGGTCCAAATAAAGTCACTGGTGCCTTTCACGATGTTAGTCCAGCTGGTGACAAGAATCATCCACTATTATCGTGGTTTGCCAATGAGGTAAAAGATCTAGAGTGGAGTAAACCTAGAGTGCTTCCAGAATGGGCTAAAAACATTTTTAGTGAAAGAATGATTGCCGCCGGTAATATTAACACTATTGAAGAATTAGATATTATATTAGAATTATCTAAAAAAACGCTTACACATTATCTTGATAATATTTCTTTTTATTGGACGGGTGAATCTTATGATGAAAAAGTAAGAAAATATAACTATTCAAAAGAGCAAAATTGGTATTGTCAGAATCAAAAGAAAAATCCACATACCCCCCGAGTCATGGAAAGCCTAGGATATGACTCTGAAACCGTTAAAAAGTTCATTCAAGAATGCCTTTTCCCAGAAGTATAAATATATCAAAAAAGGGAAACTATGGCAAATCCATCTTCCAGACAAGGGCTAATTGACTATTGTCTTAGAGAACTTGGTCATCCTGTTATTGAAATAAACGTTGATGATGATCAGCTAGAAGATCGTGTAGATGAAGCAATTCAATTATATCGCGAATTTCATTATGACGCGGTAGAATTTGTATATTTAAAACACGAAGTAACCGCCAACAACATCTCCCAGAAATACATTGAACTAAACGACAATATTATTGGCGTGGAGAAAGTCATTCCTTTTACCTCTCGAACCCGGGGTATAGATCTTTTCGATGTTCGGTATCAAATTCTTCTCAACGACCTATATTCCATTCAGTCAACTGATATAATTTATTTCAGTCAGATTAAAACTCAATTAGAATTAATTAATCAGCTTTTAGTAGGAGAAAAACCTATTCGTTTTAATCGTCATATGAATAGACTTTTTATTGATATGGATTGGGATGACGATGTAAGTGTAGGTGAATTTTTAATAGTCCAATGTTATAGAGCACTTAACCCAGATACATTTAATGATGTATACAATGATTACCATCTTAAAAAGTATACTGCTGCATTAATTAAAAAACAATGGGGAAATAACCTTAAAAAGTTTGAGGGGGTGCAGATGCCTGGAGGGGTTACTCTTAACGGGCAAAAGATATATGATGAAGCGGTAGAGGAATTGAAAGAACTCAGACAAGAGGTTGAAAGCGTTTGGCAACTTCCTATCAATATGTTTGTAGGGTAAACACCTAACAAATGATTAATCATTATTTTCAATCTGGTATTCCTGGAGGCCGGGCATCAGAACAATTTCTGATGGAAGACATAATTATTGAATGTCTTCAAATATATGGCTTTGAAGTTTACTATTTACCCAGAAAAGCTTTTAACAAAGATAAAATATTTACCGAGGATCCCCTTAATCGGTTTAATTATTATTTTCCTTTGGAAATGTATCTTAAAAATATAGAAGGGTTTGAAGGAGAGGGGGATCTATTAAGTAAGTTTGGTTTAGAGATTCGGGATACTGCTACTTTCATGGTATCAAGACGTCGCTGGGATCTGGTGGTAGCTAAAGAAGGCAAGACCGTTCTTTCCAATAGACCAGCTGAAGGGGATATAATTTATTTTCCCCTAACTAGTGCATACTTTGAAATTAAAAAAGTAGAAACTCAAACACCGTTTTTTCAGGTTGGTAAACTCTACACCTTTGATCTGGTGTGTGAATTGGTTCAGTACTCCCATGAAATATTTAATACCGGTAACAGCGAAATTGATGGAATTGAACAAAACTCAACAGACCTTTCCTCTTATGAACTTATACTTGAGACTGGGTTTAACTTAATGCTTGAGTACGAGACCCCATCTACTCTAATACTTGAAGAGTATAGATTAGAAGATATAGATATTCTTTCACAAAATAAAGAATTTGATAATAACAGCGATATTCTTGATTTTTCAGAAAGAAATCCTTTTGGTGAGGTACTCACCTAATGTTACAACAAAAATTCTATCACTCTACTATTAGAAAATCTATCATTGCATTTGGAAATTTATTTAATAACATTATTATAGATAGAAAAGATGAGAATGGTAATATTGTTCAAACTCTAAAAGTACCTCTTTCCTATGCACCTAGGCAAAAGTTTTTAGCACGTATTGAGCAATTGCCCGACCCTGACTCTCAACGTTACCAGGTAATTATTCCTAGGATGGCTTTTGAGCTGGTAGCTCTTACCTACGATCCAAATAGAAGAATAGCACCTATTCAACAATCAAGGGCGGTCAATTCTACTGCTACCTCCCTTAACACCGCCTACGCCCCTACCCCGTACAACTTACAGGTGGCTATGTATGTTTATGTAAAAAATCAGGACGACGGGCTTCAAATTATAGAACAAATCCTTCCCTATTTTAATCCGGATTTTAACCTCACCCTTAACGCTATACCTGAACTAGGTATTAAAAATGATCTACCTATTATATTAGAAAATGTAAATTATGAAGATCAATATGAGGGAGACTTAATTCAGCGCAGGGCGATAATTTGGACACTTAATTTTACACTTAAATTAAATATGTTTGGACCTATTTCCAAACAAGGTGTCATTCGTACTACTACTGTTAATACTTTTAACAAACCAGACCTCACCGATCGATTACAAAGATATTCAGTCTCGGTCTCCCCCGACTCAGCTGTACCAGGAGATGATATAGGTTTTACAGAAACGTTTGAGGATTTTTAATGAAAATAGATGACAACCTCAATAAAGTTTTTAATCTAGAACCCTCTAAGGAGGAAAAAGAACCTATGTCCCTTCTTCCTGTAGAGGTTCCAGAAAAAGAGCAACAAGATTCTGATTATCAATTGGCCAGAGGCACTCTTAGAAACTTAATTACAAAGAATGATGCCGTTTTAGATACCTTAATTGATTTAGCTAGAAATTCCGAACATCCCCGCGCATATGAGGTAGCTGGTCAATTAATAAAAACACAATCAGAGATGGCTAAAGATCTTTTAGAGGTTCATAAAAAGAAAAAAGAAATTTCTGGTGAAATTAATAAAAACATCAATACCACCAATAATATAGTATTTGCTGGCTCTACTTCAGAATTAATGAAAGTGATAAGTGCAGAAAGAGCAAAAGTAATTGACTCAAAATAAAAATTCCTACAACGGAAATAGATCGTTAAAGCAAATTGGATATGTCATACAATATTCGTATGAACAGGTTCAAGAATTGCTTAAATGTAAAGACGACCCAATCTACTTTATAAAAACTTACTGTAAGATTGTTTCGCTGGATAGTGAGCAGTTAATTCCGTTTAATCTATATCCATACCAAGAAAAATTTATTCATACACTTCAAGATAATAGAAGAGTAATTAGCATGCAGCCCCGTCAGATGGGTAAATCTCAAACAGTAGCTGCATATGTTCTTTGGTATACTCTTTTTAATAACAACAAAGAGGTAGCAATTTTAGCGCATAAGTCAGATGCTGCTATGGAAATAATCTCTCGTTATCAGTTAATGTATGAAAATATTCCTTTATGGATGCAACAAGGTATTAAAACTTGGAACAAAGGAGACGTAGAATTAGAAAACGGTTCTTCGGTATTTTCCGCTGCTACCTCATCGGCTGGTATTCGAGGTAAATCAGTTAACTTACTCTATGTTGATGAGGCTGCAATTATACCTAACAATATAGCTGAACAATTCTTCACCTCCGTCTACCCGGTAGTTTCAGCCGGGGAAACAACTAAAATTATTCTTACCTCTACCCCACTTGGCTATAACCATTTTTGGAAATTTTGGAATGAAGCTGAAAATGGTACCAATGGTTTTACCTCCCTTAGAGTAGAATATAAAGAACATCCTAAAAGAGATGAAAAGTGGGCAGCTGATCAAAAAGCTCTTTTGGGGGAAATAAAATATAATCAAGAAGTTTTATGCGCATTTCTTGGTTCTTCCAACACTCTTATTTCCGCAGACACTATCTCTAGACTATCTCCTAAAACCTTTATACACTCAAAAGATAATTTAGATATTTTAGAAGAACCTTGCAAAGGCCGTTCTTATTTTGTAACAGTTGATACATCTAGAGGAGTTGGAGGAGATCATTCTGCATTTACCGTAGTAGACACTACAGAATATCCATTTTCAATAGTAGCTAAATATAGGGATAATAAAGTTTCTCCTCTACTTTATCCAAACATAATCCATAAAGTTGCAAAAGATTATAATAATGCTTTTATTTTAGTAGAGATTAATGATATTGGCCAACAGGTTGCGGATATTATTCATAATGAATTAGAATATGAAAATATGATTTGGGTTGGTAATGATTCTAGATATGGCCAACACTTATCTAGCTCCGGGAAAAGTGCCACTCTGGGGGTAAGAACTACCAAACAGATAAAAAGAATTGGGTGCGCTTCCCTTAAATCTTTAGTAGAAAATAATAAACTATTAGTATTTGATAAAGATGTTATTTCAGAACTTTCTACCTTCATTGAACATAACGGTTCTTTTGAAGCGGATGATGGGTATTATGATGATTTGGTTATGACGTTGGTGCTGTTTTCATGGGCTTCTAACGATTCATTATTTAAAGATTTAATGAATTCAAATAATAGAGAAGCTCTCTACAAACAACAGATGATTAACATTGAGGAAGAATTAACCCCTTTTGGTTTTATAAATGATGGAACTCCAGAGCATTTTCAGCCCGAAGTTGTAGGGGGAGATCTCTGGCTAACCGATGATTATGACAAAAAGTATAAAGAATTTTTAGAAAATAATACGTGAATCTTACAAATCCCGTTATTTATAAATATACGGTAAATAAATTTGTAATGAAAACTAACATTATAAGGAGAAAAAGATGGCATTTCAGCTCTCACCAGGCGTTCTAGTAACAGAAAGGGACCTAACGTCTATTGTCCCAGCTGTTGCTACTACGGCCGGCGGTTTTGCTGGCGCCTTCCAATGGGGACCCGTAGACGAAGTTACTACCATAGATTCAGAAAACGAGCTTGTAGCGGTTTTTGGTAAGCCTAATGACGATACTTATGAATCGTTTTTTACCGCAGCAAACTTCTTATCTTATGGAAACAATCTTCAGGTAATCCGTGTGGTTGGATACACCGCCAAAAATGCAATTGCTAACGCTGCTGCAACCGCAATATTAATTAAAAACGAAGATGAATACGAAGCAACCTATTCCGATGGTTCTGCAAGCGTTGGAGAATTTGCAGCAAAATTTGCTGGAAATTTAGGAAACTCTTTAAAAGTTTCCATGGCTGATGGTAATACATATACAAACTGGGTTTATGCATCCACGTTTGATTCAGCCCCTGGTAGATCAGACTTTGCACTAAATTCTGGAGCAAACTTTGATGAAATGCACATTATTGTTATCGATGAAGACGGTGCATGGACAGGTACTCCGAATACGGTATTAGAAAAGTTTCCGTTTGTTTCTAAAGCCTCTGATGCTAAAGCTGCTGATGGTACCTCCATATTCTACAAAAATGTTATTAACAATCAATCCAAATATGTTTGGTGGATGGATCATCCAACGATTGGAACAAACTGGGGATCCGCCGCCCAAGGTGTAACGTTTGCTAACCTAGCTTCTAACGTTTCAGTTTCCTTATCAGGGGGGTTATCTAATGATAACCCGGTTGATGGAAACATTATTTCAGCTTTAAATATATTTGCCAATGATGAGCTCTTTGACGTTTCACTTATTCCGATGGGTGCAGCTTCCTCCGCTGTGGTTACTTCTGCAATCAGTCTTGCAGAGAATCGTAAAGATTGCGTGGTGTTTGCCTCTCCTGAGCTAAGTGATGTGGTAAACAATATTGGCGACGAAGCTACCGATGTACAGCATTCCGGAATACGTTGCCTTCCAGCTCCTACGCTGTACTAGACTCTGGCTGGAAATATCAGTACGATAGGTACAATGATGTTTATCGCTGGGTCCCGCTCAACGGTGACATCGCTGGATTAGCAGTTAGAACGGACTTTACCAACGATCCTTGGTTCTCGCCTGCTGGCTTTAATCGCGGTCAAATTAAGAATGTTGTTAAACTGGCCTTCTCACCAAGACAAACTGATAGGGACACCCTGTACAAAAAAGGTGTGAACCCGGTAGTAACGTTCCCCGGTCAAGGAACTATTCTGTTTGGTGATAAGACTCTCTTGGCTAAACCCTCTGCGTTTGATAGAATTAACGTTCGCAGATTGTTTATAGTTCTAGAGAAAGCTATTGCAACAGCAGCTAAGTTCCAGCTCTTTGAATTTAATGACGCTTTCACAAGAGCTCAATTTAGAAACCTTGTAGAGCCGTTCTTAAGAGACGTTCAGGGTCGCCGTGGTATTACAGACTTTAAAGTCGTATGCGATGAAACAAATAATACTGGAGAAGTTATTGATAGGAACGAATTTGTAGCAGATATTTTTATTAAACCTGCTCGCTCCATCAACTTCATTCAGCTTAATTTCATTGCAACACGAACCGGAATTTCTTTTGAAGAAGTTGGCGCTTAAAGGGAGAGTATAAATGACAACAGCTTTTAACGTAGAGCGTTTTAAATCAGCTCTAGCAAATGGTGGGGCACGCCCTAATCAGTTTGCAGTACAGCTCTCTTTTCCAACATATGTTGCAGGGGCAGCAGCTGCTGTTGCTAGGGCACCGTTCTTGGTCTCAGTAGCTGAATTACCTGGATCTACCATTAACCCTGCTATCGTTCAATACAGGGGTCGAGAAGTTAAAATGGCTGGGGATAGAATTTTTGCCCCCTTCACTATTACCGTTATTAACGACTCAAACCTTTCTATTAGAAATGCTATTGAGCAGTGGATGGTTGGAATAGAAGATCTGCAAACTAAAGTAGGTAGACTTAACCCAGTTCAATATCAAAGAAATCTAGATGTGTTCCAGTTAGATAGAAACGGCAACATTCTTAAATCATATGTTTTAAGAGATGCATTCCCGATCGATCTTAGCCCGGTCTCATTAGATTTTGCTGCTAATGATCAGTTATCTACCTTTAACGTTACTTTCCAATACCAGTCATTTGGAACCGCTGGTACCACTGGCACTGTTCTGGGAAGTATCGTACAATCTATTTTTAGTTAATAGATAGATAGTATATAATGGCAATTAAACTTTTTGGGTTTACAATTGGGCGTCAAACAGGTGATCAAGAGCAGGGGGTAAAGAAGCAATCCTTTATTACCCCGGTTCCTGATGATGGGGCCTCTACGGTATCGGCTGGAGGCTACTACGGAACATATGTAGATATTGACGCATCGGCAAGGAGCGAGTCCGAGTTAATTACTCGTTATCGTGAGATTGCTAAGTACCCTGATTGTGATACAGCTATTGAAGAAATTATATCAGAGGCTATCGCTGCAGTAGACAGCGAGCCTCCTGTTACAATAGATTTAGAAAAAGTTGATTTGCCATATAATGTAAAGATTTTAGTAGAGGAGGAGTTTGATAAAATTCTTTCTCTATTGGATTTTAAAGATAAAGCTCACGATATTTTTAGACGCTGGTATGTAGATGGTAGGTTATATTATCAAAAAGTTGTTAATACCTCACCAGGCCAGGCTAAAAAAGGAATTCAAGAGCTTCGTTTTATAGATCCTAGAAAAATAAGAAAAGTTAGAGAAGTCAAGAAAGAAAGACTAGATAACGGGGTTGAAGTAATAAAAGAAATCAATGAGTTCTTTATTTACAATGAAAAAGGTTTAAATTTTACCCCCGGGGTCGCTCCTTCTACTGCTAACTCTGGAATTAGAATTACAACTGATACCATTACATTCTGCCCTTCAGGGCTTTTAGATTTAGATAGAAATGTAGTTATTGGTTATTTGCATAAAGCAATAAAGCCAGTTAATCAATTAAAGATGATGGCTGATTCTTTGGTAATTTATCGCCTGGCGCGAGCACCAGAGAGAAGAATATTTTATATCGACGTAGGCAATTTACCTAAGTTAAAAGCCGAGCAGTATATGAAAGATATAATGGCTCGGTATAGAAATAAAATTGTATACGATTCATCTACAGGAGAGATAAAAGATGATCGTAAATTTATGACGATGTTGGAAGATTTTTGGTTACCAAGACGTGAGGGAGGCCGAGGTACAGAAATTACTACCCTCGCCGGGGGTGAGAATCTTGGACAGATTGCAGACATTGATTATTTTCAAAACAAGGTCTATCAATCACTTAATGTCCCTGCCTCTCGCTTTCAACAAGAATCATCCGGGTTTAACTTCGGTAGAGCAGCAGAGATTAATAGAGATGAATTGAAGTTTGCTAAATTTATAAGTAGACTTCGCAGAAAATTTAACGCATTGTTTGATGATTTACTTAAGACCCAACTCGTCTTAAAAAATATTATTACAGAAGATGATTGGCAACAAATAAAAGAAAAATTAGATTATTCTTATGCCCGGGACCAGTACTACCAAGAAATAAAAGAAGCAGAAAATTTAAGAAATAGACTAGATGTACTTAATCAGATGTCACCTTACGTAGGAATGTATTTTAGTAAACAGTACGTTAGAAAAAATATTCTTAAATTAAGTGATAAAGAAATAGAAAATATTGAAAAAGAAAATGAAGATGACTCACCAAGTATTCAGTCTGGAGCGCCAGGCTCAGAACAAGCCGCAGCGCTGAGTAGAGAAACGGACCAATAGCAGTGATAAATATTTTGAAGAGGAATAAATGGAAACTCAAGAACTGACGCACCAAATGATTCAAAAAATTATAGATGATGAAACTGCATCAGCTCAAGATGATTTTAATATTGTCATGGGTGCAAAAATTTCAACAGCTTTAGATGCAAGAAAACAAGAACTTGCCCAACGTATTTACGACAGACAAGAAACATCTTCAGAAGATAATGGAACAGAAGAAAATACAGACAGCGCCGTTTGAAGGCGGAAAAAAACCTAAACAGTCTGCCGTTCCCGGCAAACATGGCATTGGCTATTCTACTGCTAGACATTTAGCAAGACTTGGCATGAAAAAAGCCATGGAAAAGCAACCGGTTAAAGAAGAGACTGAACTTAAGCACAGGGTGTCGGTTACAGTCTCTGATCCTCAGCATAGCATGGTTTCCAAGCGAGGGGAGAAAACGGAAAAGAAAATCCGACTCTACGCTAAAGATGAAAAGCACGCCCAAGAACTAGCCAAGCATCATTTAAAAAAACAGGGCTACAAAGTCCATGATTCTAATTATATTGGTGTTGTAGAAGAGACAGAAAATGTAAATGAAGTCTCGGCTAATACCGCTATGAGTTATCTCCACAAAACTTACGACACAAAAGGATATAAAGATCATACTCCTCAAACTAAAAAAGGTATTGAGCGGGCTACTAGAAAGGTATCCCAAGATGCTATGAGAAAGGATTATGAAAAATCCTCTAAACTTGGCCTCTCTACTGAAGAAGTAGAGAAAGTAGATGAAATTTCAAACGAACTCTTACAACGCTATAAACAAAAAGCTGGCGCTCAGGTAGACAATCCTGCTACACCTTCAAGTATGAAATACAAAAGAGGTA